GAAGGTTAATGCAGTCGTTGAATCTGGTTTACCAAATACTTTGACAAGTTCGTCTTCTGATGAAACAAGACGAGCAACGTCGACTGGACCCCACTGAAAAGCGCCAGCAACAGCGCCAGTGGAAGTAGAAACTGATGGGACAACTGTTGTTGCGTCAATTTCAGAAACATTCACGCCTGGAGATACTAGAAAAGCCATGTTTTTGCTCCTATTAAATGGAGATTAAGAAATCTACCGTTTATTTAGTAATTTGTTATTTTTAACGTTCCACTGGGCTCCAGTAGGCTCCATCAGAGACAAATCCTCGATCATTTCGATCAACGTCGATATGTCCAGCCAGGAACGTAGGTAGTTGTTCTTCTTCAATTTGCCTCATCTGTTCTTCGTGTAGTTTGGCTTTAACATTAGTATTCGTAAGGTCAGAAAAAAACGATTGATTCGTCATCCAGGCGAATAAAACTAGAGTCATTACTAGATCGTCGTGAGATCCGTCATCAGCCTCAAAACTTCCGCCTTTTGAGATAAAAGTGGAAAGTTCAGAGATCGTATCGAAGTCTTCAATGATTAGTTTATTATTTTCAATCAGATTTTTCATGATGGAACATCCAAGTCTTTTTACAGATTTCGTAGTTCGAACACCACGCTGAGACTTGCTTCCATATCCCCAAGTGATTGCAATCTTTCCTTTTAGATCAACTGTAGAAAGGATATTCTCATATTCATAATCATCAAATAAAGAATCTACGACTTGTTGACCGTTATCATTAATTTCTACTAGAATGTATGCACTGTTATAATAATCGCCCATTCTCTTTAGAATAGAAGGATAAACTAGTGGACTGATATTATTGTCTTTATATGTACAAACTTGGCGATATGGCATAGTAGTTGTATCAATCACGCTGAATGCAGAAAAATCTAGCCCCTTACCGCGAGAAGTATCTACAACGATCATATAGTTATGATTTGGGATAGGTGGTTGATAGATTTTAATCCCATTCTCAGACAAATGCATCGGTTTCACAAACGCAAGAGATTTTAATGCAGCCACTGATAGAAGCGTTCCTGCTGAACCCATGAACTCGCATTCCATTTCTTGAGAGAACTTTTCTTCGCCAAGAACTCGGCGCTGTTCATCAGCCCAAGCCTGATCGCGACCAGGAACCTGACGCCAGTTGGCTTCAATGTGTTTGAATCCATTTTGACCTTCGACTGCCTCAGTCCACATACGATAGTAGTGATTCATGCCATTTGGTGTTGAGGAGATGAGAATTTTGGACTGTGTACCAGAAGAAATGGTGGGGTAAACGGAAGTGAAGAACTCATCGGCGATATTGCTAGGGACGAATGCAAACTCGTCAAGATATAGTAATGAAATAGAGTAACCACGAATTGCGCTAGAGGCGGTTGACGTTGCCATTACACGACAGTTATTCTCAAGTTCAATATCGCCCTTGTTCCATGTTCTCACGCCCTGTTGTAGCCAGAGCGGTAGAGACTCATAAGCGATCTTGATGCGATTCAGAATTTCACGCGCCGTTGGTGCCTTGTTAGCAAGAATAGCAACAAACTTATCTTCATTGAATAGAATGTACCAAAGGATATACCCTACAACCATCGTGGTCTTACCGACCTGACGACCTGCCTTTACAATCACTCGGCGATTGTCGTTGATGTCAGTGACGGCTTGCTTTTGAAATGGATAGAGTTTGATCTGCACGAAACCCCTGTCAAGTGTGATGATCTTGACATAGTTTTCGATAAAATACACTGGGTCTTTGGAGCAACGAATAAACTCACGGATCTGATCTTCCGTAAGTTGCATTGGCATGTTAACACGCTTTAACTTGGGATTAGCCAAGTAGTGTTTTATTTTATTCGGCAGATTCATATTAACCGATAGGTTCTAGATGATGAACTATGTGTGTTTGATCAAAGTGTTCACTTTTGTGTTCAGTCTTTTTTAGATACCTAAATTTTTGCCCTCTAGCCAAGAGAAACTCTTCTTCTTCAGGGTTTTGCGTGGCATGTTCAATATGTCGCCCCTTAGAATATCCCTTTGGAAGATGAAACTGTATAAAGGGTCTTTTCGAACCTATTTTATATTCTCCATGCGCAAACGAATCGGCGACACCTCTGTCTAATGTTGTTGATATGTATGATGGAGAAGATACTGTTTTACCTGGCTTTACTGTCGATAATTTTTTGTGAAAGGCGGTACTAATGCCCGAGTATGCGGTAATACTAGACTTGAGTTTGTTTTTAGGGTGATTAGTAATTTTGTCTAACTGTTTTATGTGTTTTTTGTGACTTGCTGCAGAAGAACGGTTTATTAATCCTTTATTTAAAGGACCTGACCCATTCTCAGTGTAGTAATCTAATGAATCTTGTTCTTTATCACTCAGAGGGATCATTTCGTGATGACTTGCTGCCTTTTTATTGTTTTTTAATGCTTCCATTTCTTTTTTGGCACTATCACCAAAGCCTTCATCGATGTTATGTTTTTTGTCTTTCGCACTCTTAAAGTGAGCAAAGAACTCAGTCGGTTTCTTTTTTTCTTTTTCGGTTTGCTCGATGCTGTGATTTGGATCATGCGCGCTCTTGAAGTGAGCGAAAAACTGGACCTCTTTTTCCGACTTTTTTGGTTCTTCGAACAAAAATTCCTTAAACGATTTCATGCGATTATTCTCTTTTTGTTAGCGTTTTAGTCAACAGATTCATTCTTGAGTTTCTTTAGCAGTTCTGCAGTTGAACCAACAAACACAGCCTTGTCCACGTTAATATTAGTTGGTGCTGCTGCTTCTTTTGGTTTCAGATCCTGTTGTTGCTTTTGCAAAATCATCAGTTTTTCTGTAACGTCAGAAAGATTTTTAATCATATTCGCGGCAACTTCATATGCTCTTGGATGTTGGGACTCTTTTGCAACTTCAAGAATTCCTTCAAGGGCTTCGTTACCCTTTTCAATCAGATTGTAATAGTTTGATCTTGAATAATCGACATCAGGCTGAACTGAATCAGTCTGATGTACTGTAACGGGTCTATCGTCCTGCTTACGTTCAACTGGAAGATAGTCAGTGTTCAAAATATCACTAAGGTTTTTATCTACTTCACTCATAAAATTATGTTATGTTTGGATACTCTTGTACTAATTCATCATAGCCAAATGCAGTATTTGCATTCGCTGTGTTTGGAGTTGGTGTGACTTGTATCTTCAATAGTTGAGATGCATTTGTTCCTAAACTTGCAACATTGTATGACGCATTTGATACTGCACCAATCAAATATCTGCCTGTTTTAATTTCACCGTTGACGTCATCCAAAACTAATCTAAAGGTACTTGAATCCCACGATTTGACAAACCCTGAAGCATTCGCAGAACTCAATTCTCTACCTTCATAAACAAGTTCACCGAGTTTAAACGTTCCTTGTCCACCAGTGTTTGCCATATTGACAAGGCGTAGATTGTCAAGTTCAAATAGACTATTATATGTATTTGCAGTTGATTTGCGAATCACCTTACGTGAGGTGATTGGACCAAACATGTATCCTTTTGCAGTGAACGTCAATGTCCAAACAAGAACTCTAGTTGGTGTAGGACCGCCGATATCTTCAACGTCATAGTTGATGCTGTTTAGAATAAAAGGTACGTCGACTTTTTGATCGCTCAATCCAATCAAATCAATAGTCACGTTATAATCTGGATTGAAGTACGGAAGAATCTGTTCAACTATTTGTGTTCCATCTTCTGTATTGCGCACATAAATTTGAAGCGTGAAATCGAAGTTATATGGAGTTGCGCGCATCGTTTTAATTGATGTGCTTGATTCTACTGAATATCCTTCTGAGAATAAACTTCTTTTTCTTAAAGGGTCGTATGTGATTGAAGTCAAATCAAAACTCATGCGAGGCAAAGTCATTTGCACTTGCATGTTCAAGTCAGGATCTTGTGTTATGCGCTGATAGAATTTTTCTTTCTGTGAATATTGCAAAGGAACATTGATTCTTTCAATCTCAGTAGTCCCTGCTTTATTGTATCGAACCAAACGAATGTTGTTAAACAACGTTCCAAACGCCACAACCATTTTTCGAGTGATTCTATGATAAAAGTGTGCACCTGATAACATTATGGTTCACCGAATGGATTAGTTTCTGAGAAGTCTAAAATATTATCAGCCTCTTGCTCAACTCTCACATTATCCTCAATATCATCATTGGTGTTTTCCACCT